CGGCTGGCTACGGCTCCTCGATGCTGCGGCTGATGATGGCTGCGAGCGGCAACAACCAGGCCGATGTGGCTGGCGGTGCGAACCTGAACTTCCTGGGCTTCCCGGTCGTGCTGGTGCATCCCCTGGAGAGCAACCTGACCGGCACCACCGGCAACGTGGCCTGCCTGTTCGGCGACCTTTCGCAGGCTGCCACGATGGGTCTGCGGCGTGAGGTGACGGTGAAGACCGACGCCAGCCGATTCATCGAGTTCGATCAGCTGCTCACCTTCGCCACGGCTCGCGTCGCGATGGTCGCTCACGACCTCGGCTCGACCACGAAGGCTGGCCCGATCGTCGCCCTCAAGTTCGCCTGAACCCTCTGACCTCTAGGAGACTCTGACTCGTGAATCATCTCGAAGCTACCAAGACGGTCGTGGGTTCCACCGTGACCTCGGCGGCGGGCACCGCTTCGCTGACCATCGACACGCTGGGCTATGACTACGCGTCGGTCGATGTCATCGTCGCGACGAGCTCGACGCCGGCGAACACGTCGGCCTCGATCCTGAACGTGCTGACGCTCTCGCAGGGCGACACCAACACGGCTGGCACCTCGATCTACACCGTGGCGGTTCCCGCCGCGAGCGTGGCCGTGACTGCCCAGCCCAGCGTGGTTCGGCTCGATGTCGACTGCCGTGGCAAGGGTCGCTACGTCAAGGTCGACGCCACGCCTGCCACCAGCCTGCCGACGGTGATCGTGGCCCGGCTCGGCAAGGGCGAGGTCGGCCCAGAGTCGGCTTCCGCCAAGGGTGTGCTCGCGAAGTACAGCGGCTGACACTTGACACATCAGTGACAGTGGATGGCGGGTGAGGCACTGAGCCTTGCCCGCCATCTCTGTTTCTGGAGCATCTATGATCGTTCGCGTCGGCGGTACTGATGTCGATGTGCGAATTGAATGCGTGATGAGCGGGCCGCGATTCGGCCCCCTGGCAAACGTCTTCGGCTGGGCACAGGCTCTGATGCCGCTCGGCATCCGCCCGACGCTCGGACAGGGAGCCCTCTGGGGACAGGTGCTCCAGCGGTGCATGGAGCAATTCATCGGCGACGCCGAATATATCCTCACGACCGACATGGATTCGTTCTGGGGGCAGCGTGAAGTCTCCGAACTCGTCGCTCTCGCGATGGCGTTTCAGTGCGACGCTCTCGCTCCGCTTCAGGTGAAGCGAGAAGACGGCCGCCCGATGTTCACGCTGCCTGGGCACCTCGACAATCCGCCCGAGGGTGGCGAGACGCAGCTGCCGATGTCGTGGTTTGCCGAGGCGGTGCAGGAGGTGGACAGTGCTCACTTCGGCTGCACGCTCATTTCGACGCGGGCTCTGAAGCGAACGCCGAAGCCTTGGTTTCAAGACCAGCCGAACGACAAGGGCGAGTACGGCGACGGGCGGGTCGATGCGGATATTCATTTCTGGCGGCAGTTCCGCAAGGCTGGCAACCGGGTCTACGTCTCGCCTCGCGTGGCGATCGGTCACGGCGAGTGGGTTTCGGTCTGGCCCGGCAAGGATCTCCAGAAGCCCGTGTTTCAGTACGTGTCCGACTACCAGGCGAACGGTAAGCCTAAAACTGCGTGGAGTGTGCCCCAATCGTGAAAATCAAACTTGTGAAGAACTACTCGACCTACACCACGGGTCGGGTGGTCGACTGCGAAGACGAGACAGCACAGCGGCTGATTCGCGACGGCATCGCCGTGCGGGAGCCGCAGATGGATCTGATCGAGACGGCGACGGTCGAGCCTGACGTCGAGCGGGCTGACGCGAGGCCGCGACGCGGCAGGAAACCGAATGCGATACCGCAGCCTCACGACGCTGACTCAACCGACGACTGAGCCGGTCTCGCTCGCGGAGGCGAAGACGCATATCCGGGTCGATACCGACTCCGACGATGCCTACATCTCGTCGCTCGTCACCGCCGCTCGCGAGTGGTGCGAGGCGTACTGCAACGAGACGTTCCTGCCGACGCAGTACGTCATGCGGCTTGACTCATTCCCGGTCGAGATCGAACTGCCACGCCCGCCGATGGCGACCAGTGGCACGGTCACGGCTGTGAGCGTGACCTACACGCTAGAGAACCAGAGCACCGCAACGCTCGCGACCAGCGAGTACCGGATCGACCGCGAGAGCGTGCCCGGCGTGCTCCGCACGAACTACAACGGCTCGTGGCCCTCGCACTTGCTGGACTACAACGCCGTCACGGTCACGTGGTGGGCTGGCCGGCAGAACTCGACTGCGGTGCCGCAGCGGGTCAGGAACGCGATTCTGTGGCTCGTCGGCATGTGGTACGAGCGGCGAATGGCGGCTGATGCAGTGGCCCTCTCCGAGATTCCATTCGGGGTGAAGTCGCTCCTCGACTCGGCGAAGTGGGGGGCGTACCTATGAGCAACGTCGCGGGAACGATCGATTTTTCGATTGCGTTCACCGACACGACGTCTGTCGAGACCAAGACCGTCGCGAAGACGATCACGCTCTCGGAGAGCAAGGAGGCGACGGGCACTGCCGTTAAGGTGGCTATTATCAGCGGCACGGTTGGCACGGCATCGCTCGGGATCAGCTTTGATCCGACGAGTTACCGAAACGCCTCGGGTGATTTTGTGGCGTTTGCAAGCTCGTCTGATGTGTATCGGCTATCGATACAAAGCAATTCGGAATCTGGGCTTGTGCAGTTATCAGATTCCGATCTTGGGCAGATGAAACTGCTAACTTCCGGCGGGGCGATCGCGTCTTCACTGTGGGGTCAAAGTGACGCCGCATCCGGCGTGAATGTGCAGAACCTCAATAGCGGCACTGCCGACTTCACCATCGTCGTGACGAAGGAGTAGGGGTGGCAATCTCGGCCCTGGTGACACTGACCGTGCAAGCCACCGAGCAGACAAGCTCGCCGGGGCTGAGTTTCTCGATTTCCACAGAAGACACTTTCGACCCCGTGATTCTGGAGGGCACCGAGGAAAACGGTGTGCAAGTCGGCTTCACCGACACCTACACGGCGTCGACCAGTTCGACGGCGACGATCAGCGTGCTGTCACTCTATGACGAGCGTGGCACGGTGGCGTTCTCTGCGGTCAAACTCATATACCTGAAGAATCGCGGGCCGGGCACGGCGTGGATCGGCGGCACGTTTCCTTTTGGCGACGGCGACGAGCTCGAACTGTCGCCCGGTGCCGTGACAATGTCGTGCGACCCGTCGGCGATCGGACTGCCGGTGGATACGAGCGGCACTGCGTTCTCCACCTTCACGTTTCGCTCAGGCGATGCGACGACCGTTGCGGTCGACATCATCCTCCTGGGCGAAGGCACGATCACCGAGGGCTGACCATGACAACGGTACGCGGCAAATACTCGATCGACGTTGCGTTTACCGACGCGACGACCGAGAGCAGCGTGAGTTCGCTGAAGAGCATTACGCTCCAGCAGGCCAGCGAGTACGCCGCTGGCAAGGTCGTGCTGGTCAGCGGCACTGTCGGCACGGCGGCGGTCACGGTCGCGATGGCTCCGTCGACCTACAAGGATGCGACCGGCACGGTGGTGAGCCTGTCGGCTCCCTCGTGGTATGCGTTCCAGGCGTCCGCATTGGCCCGCTGTGACGAGATCGGTGGCGACGGGGTTGCCGCATCGGCTGACGGCTTTGTGACGTCTAGCGTCGCCACAGGCGGCACGGCTGGGTTCTCGATCTACACCGACGCTGGCACGGCGTCTTACACCCTGGTGGTCTACGGTGATTGATCCTGGTCGGCTCCGAGAGCGTGTGACCGTTCAGCTTGCGACCGAGACTCGCAACCGCCTCGGAGAGGCTACGCAGTCGTGGGGGACGTTCGCCGAGCGGTGGGCGAGCGTCCAGGGACTGTCGAGCCGGGAGGTGCTCCTGACCGGGCAGCAGCAAACCGAGATCACGCATCGGGTGCGGATGCGGTATCTGAACGGCATGACGAACGCGATGCGGATTTTGTGGCGTGGGCGAGTGCTGGAGATCACGTCGCTGCTCGAACACAACAACCGCAGCGAGCACGAACTGCTCTGCACCGAGAGGGTCGACTGACATGGCAGTGATCGGCATCACGGTTTCGGCGCGATTTGTGCAACTG